GCTTTTTTAAATTAAGGAAATCCCCCAGCCAGTATATGGCGATTTAGGCTAAGTTATAATAACCAAGCCCCCATGTACAGATCAAGATGATCTATGCACATCTGTGTTTTCTTGACGTGTGTTGGCTCAGCGCGAGTGTTTAAATTTCGCTCTGAACCGGTATACAAGCAAGAGACATAAATAGCAAACTCTCCCGGATAGTCAACTGAATGACTCAGTAACCGAAAGGTAGCTATCTTCAACTTACTCGACTTGAGGATCTTAGTATAAGCTTGGTCTGCCGCAGAGACCCATATTGACGTAGAACTACTGTCAAAAGGGCCATATGTATAGGACGAAGCGTGCAACTGTCGAATCAAGACAAGCCATGCGGGCCGAAACCGATTGTCGGAGAATTTCCCGGCAAGAGTTCCTACCCGCAGTCTATTAGCGGTATTTATGGCTACGAAGTCGTTAGTGATTAGCTTACGAACCCGAAAGGGTTTGATAGCGATACCATTGAAATAATCGTAACCGCACGATTCACGAAAGCAACCAGATGAAAAACTTTTTTCTGTGTTGACAGTGAACCCGCAAAAACGGCTGACCTTAGTAAAAAGATCAACAACAGAGCTTTCACAGATAACGTCGTCCCCAAACACTGAAATGTTGCATAAAGCACCGTCTTTAGTGTGGTAGGATACGCCCTTGTGTGCATAACAAGCACTGAGGAGACTGTAAAAGATGAGCGTTTCTAGCTCAAACGTGAAGCCATTACCCATCGATGAAAACTTCGATAGGCAAAAACTTTTTCCTTCATACTCGACGTGAGTCGATCTAGCGGCGTTTAACTGCCGGTAGGCGTACGTAGGTAATAAGTACTCCACGAGCTTTTTGCTAATAGTATCTGATGCGCTTTCAAAGTCGATCGTTGCGAAACGACCGGAAATTGAACCTTCCCGTGCTAGACGACCGTTAACCGGCTGCCTAGTATCTAAATCTATACCTTCCGCTCTTAAACAAGAGCGTATCCACGCACCAAGGAGTTTCTGATAGAATAAACTACCAGTGTCCTCGATTGAAATGGGTCTCAAAGATTTAATGTCTTTGGGTACAAATGTCAGTTTACACGCATCTGAAAAAGACTGCATGTACGGGGAACAAGGGCCTTCTACTGGCTGAGCTATCATACTCTCTACATATGTAGGGCATTTTGATAGATATCGAGTCAGATAAGGTCTTAAGCGAGTTGAACAGGATGGGTTAGAGCTCAGTTTATAGAGCAAATGTGCTTTATAACCTTTGCAAGACTTAGTAGCCCCAGGGCCAAAACCGCCGTCGTTGTCCCATATCCGTGAACGACCCAATATACTAGCTATTTTTTGTTGAGCGAGGTAAAGCACCTCACCAACCTCAGAAGGGAAAGAAATCTTCTGACGCTCGTATAAGGAAAATTCTAGATTGGTACGTTGGCAAGCGGCTTCGGCCTTAGCGTATTTTGCTTTGGTCGGTCCTTCTAGTACATCAGAAGGAACTAAACCGTCTAGCTTACGAAACAAATTGTAAGCTTGATAGTCGTCGCGGCAATTCCGCTGCAAGCCCAGAATGTCTATATCGAAATAGAAATCAGGGTTAAACCTAACTTCCGACAGCGCTGCGAAGTCTCCACTTTCGTAGATCATCCACATTGCTAAAGATAGAGGAGTATTAATCCCCGATAGAACTCTCTGGACGAATGACCTTGTCAAAGTTAAACTCTTGACTTGAGAATACTCATGTATTTTCATGTTCTTTACCTGCCGGCTAAGCCGTTAATAGAGAGGTGATAAGTCTTCGATTGCTGATTTAATCAGAGGCTGACCCGCTGTCAACATATTAAAAACTAGTTGACGCATATCTTGACGCTCTGCGAGCGTTGAAGAATCCGGGAAAGTGAAGTTTACCTCAGCTAAACAAGTATAGCCCACTGTTGGTTGGGGTTGGATACCCGACGCAGTATTGGGCGAGGTCACAGCGAGCGTTGGTTTAACGAGTTTTATCATAACCTTAGAGGCTTTGTTAGACTCGGAGCGACGCACAAGGACAGTCAACCGTTCGAAGCCTGCGTAGATACCCGAAGCACGGTTCAATAAAAGAGCCGGCTCTGAAGTACCCATTTGGGCATTTTGGGGCGTAAAGGTATGTGCAACAGGTGTAGCTTGATTGTCATTTATGACAATACTACCAATTTGGGACATAATGATGTCTCCGTAATAAGTGGAGGTTATTTTAACAACTTCTTTAAATCGCTCGAGAAAACTTGAGCGAGAAGTGCGGTAGCTGTCGTCAACCGTTTAAGACTGGTTGACGGGACTTGGATAACTGGGGACGGAAGAGGTGGAAGAACGGTTGAACGTTGTTTCCGCTTTTCGTACCCATAGAACTGTGCCGGTTTAATATAACCCGGCGCCTTCAGGTCTACTTGGACGTTTATCTCGCGTGTCCTCGTTAGAGAATATTGCGAAACAGTGACACCTTGCATAGCCGTTCTGGCTTGTAACCAGTCACCTATTGGATAAATCCAATCGACGACGAAACTCCAAGGTAGAAGCTCCCACGCCAACAAAGCCGGGTTTGTTATTCCCGCTTGCTGTAGCGTCTGCAAGTTATTATCCGTAACAGTTATCAAGGCTTTGCTAGTGACCCAATCAGTAATGAAACAAGTTCCATTATGAGGAGAGTCACCGTTATCGCCTGATAAAACAACTGTATCGGTCGATCGCTTACGGACTTCAACGAACCGCCTCAAAGGTCGATCTCCTACGAGCCGCAAGGCTCCATGGATATCATCGAGAAGGGGCATCCATCCATAAGTAAGTTCTAGCCACGATTTCGAAAACGTTCCAGGTAAATCGGAACGTCTCTTAATCCCTAAAGTGTCGCAGACACCGTAGAAGTTGCCGCGCTTAAGTTGCTTCGCAGCATGGGCCAGTTGGTTCGCTTTATTAGCTACAAGATCAATCGTTTGATTGTACTGTGCTAACGAAGCGGCCAAGTTAACTTTAAGATCTGCTACCTCGAGGTAGAACTCACGTACACATGTGTCAACCAATTTCTGATCGACTATTGTCGTATGATAATGGCTTGCTCTGGCGAATCCTGTACCATAATCTGATGTAATAGATTTACCGTACTGGGGTTCAAGTTTACCGTCGACCCAACTATAACCACAAAGAGAAGGAGCAGTTTTCGTTTGACCGAAGGTGATTGTGGATCTACCAAAACCGATATCACATGGCTGAGGCTCTTGGACACCATACGGCCAATTCGGGTTAACCCCTGAACTACCGTATTTGTAATCGTTCGAGACATATGCCAAACTTGTGAACGTCGTGGTTTGACCCGAGCATTCGTTTTTCTCGATCGCATTAGCAACTCCTAAACGTGGTCTTTCATAGTTGACTCTCATACAACCCTCATTTGAGGTGTTTGTTTATCGCTGATAAAGCGATTGGACCAGGGTGAAAATCCTATCCA